CGACAGTGTAATTCGGCTCATATTGTACCTGCTTTCCGCAGGGAGTGACCGAATTTATTATACCGCTTATTGTCATAGTGAACATCAGGTAAAAACCACTTTTTTACCCCCAAAAAATGACCTTCACTTTGGCAATCAACGCTTTTGATGCCTTTATTCTATCATATCAAGTGTCCAAAAAATAGTACAAACAGGAGGTCGCCATGAGTATTTTTTCAAGCATTTTCAGGTCTCGGGATAAGCCTGTAGACCGCACAGCCGGAAGCGGATACACCTTCTTTATGGGTGGCTCCACTTCCGGCAAATCTGTCACGGAACGATCCGCCATGCAGATGACTGCGGTGTATGCCTGCGTTCGTATCCTGGCAGAGGCAATCGCCGGATTACCGCTGCACCTTTACCGCTATACCGAAACAGGCGGCAAGGAGAAAGCGGTGGATCATCCGCTGTATGCGCTGCTCCATGATGAGCCAAACCCGGAGATGAGTTCCTTTGTCTTCCGGGAAACGCTTATGACACATCTGCTCCTTTGGGGTAACGCTTATGCCCAGATCATCCGGAACGGCAAAGGTGAGGTTGTTGCGCTGTATCCGCTGATGCCTAACAAGATGACCGTTGACCGAGACGAGCATGGGCAGCTCTGCTACTGCTATCAGCGCGGCAAGGATGAAGCCATCACGGACAGCGGCAAGGTCATTCTGAAGCCTTCCGATGTTCTTCACATTCCTGGCCTGGGCTTTGATGGTCTGGTGGGATACAGCCCCATTGCTATGGCCAAGAACGCCATCGGCATGGCGATTGCCTGCGAGGAGTACGGTGCCAAGTTTTATGCCAACGGTGCAGCGCCCAGCGGTGTGTTGGAGCATCCCGGCACCATCAAGGACCCCGGCCGCGTCCGTGAAGCCTGGCAGTCCCAGTTCGGCGGGTCCTCCAATGCAGGCAAGGTTGCGGTGCTCGAAGAGGGCATGAAATACACCCCCATCTCCATCTCGCCCAACGAAGCGCAGTTCCTGGAGACCAGAAAATTTCAGATCAACGAAATTGCTCGAATTTTCCGAGTGCCGCCCCACATGGTCGGCGACCTGGAAAAGTCGAGCTTTTCTAATATTGAGCAGCAGTCCCTTGAGTTTGTGAAATACACCTTGGACCCCTGGGTGGTTCGCTGGGAGCAGTCCATCATGCGAGCCCTTCTGACCAAGGAAGAAAAGAGTGAATTCTATGCCAAATTCAACCTGGAAGGCTTGCTCCGTGGAGATTACCAGAGCCGCATGAACGGCTATGCCACCGCACGGCAGAACGGCTGGATGTCCGCCAACGACATCCGCGAGCTGGAAAACCTGGACCGCATCCCTGCTGAAGAGGGCGGCGATCTCTACCTTATCAATGGCAATATGCTCCCGCTGGGCAGAGCCGGTGCATTTGCAGATATTACCCCTACTACCACAGAAGAGGAGGAAACCAATGAAGACCAAGAAGTTCTGGGCATGGAAGAATCAGGCGGACGGCGACGAGCATCCCGAGCGGGTGCTTGAACTGTACGGCACCATCGCCGAGGAGTCGTGGTTCGACGATGACATCACCCCCAAGATGTTCAGAGATGAGCTCTTTGCGGGCGACGGCGATGTCACCGTTTGGATCAACTCTCCCGGCGGCGACTGTGTTGCTGCCAGCCAGATTTACTCCATGCTGATGGATTACAAGGGCAACGTCACCGTGAAAATCGACGGCCTGGCCGCTTCGGCTGCTTCCGTCATTGCCATGGCAGGCACCAAGGTGCTGATGGCACCCACCGCCCTCATGATGATCCACAATCCCGCAACCATGGCTTATGGCGACCATGAGGATATGCAGAAAGCCATCGAAATGCTCGACGAGGTCAAGGAAAGCATCCTGAATGCATACGAGATCAAGACGAGCCTTTCCCGCGCCAAGCTGTCCCACCTCATGGATCAGGAGACCTGGATGAATGCCAACAAGGCTGTCGAGCTCGGTTTCGCAGACGGCACGCTCACCGATGAGAAGCTGACCGCTGAGATTCCCGCTTATGCCTTCTCCGGCAGAGCCGTCCAGCAGACCCTGGTGAACAAAATCACCGCCAAGGCAAAACCCGCAAAACCCAACACCCCGGCCGAGCCGGAAGTACACGAAGGGCGTTCCGTCAATGATCTGATGGAGCGCCTTAATCTTTTGAAATACTGAAATGGAGGAATTTCAACATGACTATCAACGAACTGCGCACCAAGCGCGCCAAGCTCTGGGATGGCACTAAGGCTTTCCTGGAAACCCACCGCAAGGAAAACGGCACTCTGTCCGCAGAGGACGATGCCACCTACACCAAGATGGAGCAGGAGATCACCGACCTGGGCCGTGAGATTTCCCGCATGGAGCGTCAGGAAGCTCTGGATGCCGAGCTGAACAAGCCCGTCAACACCCCCATCACTGCCCGCCCCGGCACTCCCAAGGCCGATGACGGCAAGACCGGCCGTGCCACCGATGCCTACAAGAAGGCATTCTGGGATCAGGCTCGTACCCGCAACGGCGTGACTCCCGAGGTCCGCAACGCTCTGCAGGAGGGTGTGGATTCCGAGGGCGGCTACCTGGTTCCCGACGAGTACGAACACACTCTGGTTCAGTCTCTGGAATCCGAGAACTTCATCCGTGACCATGCCCACGTCATCACCACCTCCAGCGGCTCCCACAAGATCCCCGTTGTGGCATCCAAGGGCAGCGCTGCCTGGATTGATGAGGAGGGCCAGTACACCGAGAGCGATGATGTGTTTGGCCAGGCTCAGCTGGATGCTCACAAGGTCGGCACCATCATCAAGGTTTCCCAGGAGCTCCTGGCTGACTCCGCCTTCGATCTGGAGAGCTACTTCACTTCCGAGTTCGGCCGCCGCATCGGTGCCAAGGAGGAAGAGGCATTCCTGACCGGTAACGGCACCCACAAGCCCACCGGCCTGCTGAACGCCACCGGCGGCGCACAGGTTGGTGTGACCGCTGCCTCCGCGACCACCATCACTGCGGACGAGCTCATCGACCTGTTCTACTCCCTGGGCGCACCTTACCGCAAGAACGCCGTCTGGATTCTGAACGACGCCACCATCAAGGTGATCCGCAAGCTGAAGGACAGCAATGGCCAGTATCTGTGGCAGCCTGCTCTGAAGGATGGCGAGTTCGACACCATCCTGGGCAAGCGCTACTTCACCTCTGCCTATATGCCCACCATCGCTGCCGGTGCCAAGTCCATCGTTTTCGGCGACCTGAACTACTACTGGATCGGCGACCGTCAGGGCATTACCTTCCAGCGTCTGAACGAGCGCTTCGCCGACTACGGTCAGGTGGGCTTCCTCGCTTCCAAGCGTCTGGACGGCAAGCTGGTTCTGCCCGAGGCTGTTAAGGTCCTGCAGCAGAAGGCCGGTTCCGGCACCTAATGAAAGGAGGCGGCAGCGGTGAATGAACTGCTCGAGAAGGTCAAGCAAAACCTGATTCTGGAGCATGAGGCTGACGATCCTTTGCTGCGGTCTTATATCACCGCTGCCGTCGCCTATGCCGAAAGCTACCAGCATATCCCCGAGGGGACTTATAAAGAGAAAGCCATGCCCGCCACCACGGAGCAGGCGGTCATTATGCTCGTCAGCCATTTCTACGAAAGCAGAGATGGCTCGACGGGCGGCTTTTTCGCTGACAACACGCAGGCGGCAGCGCAGATCTGGAACACGGTCAACCTTCTGCTCCGGCTCGACCGGGATTGGAAGGTGTGACCATGAGTTTCGGTAAGATGAACGGCTTTGCGGACATTGTTATTGCCCGCAGGGTGAAAGACCCAGAGGGCTTTGCCACCACCGCCTATGACTGTCTCGCCTCCGTCCGTGTGTATCGGGAAGGGCGGCACGGCAGTGAGCGGTGGGCAAATCTCGCCGCTTTCAGCTCCGCCACCGATCTGTTCCGATTCCGCACCATTCCCGGCCTTACCGTCACTACGGATCACATCATCCTTTCCCGCGGCGATAAGTTTGAAATCGTCTCGGTGGAGGATGTGAAGGGCCGCGGAATGTATGTGGAAGTCCTCGCCAAGAAGGTGGTGTCCACCGATGGCTAAAGCACAAATGATGATGCCGGAGGATTTCCTCAGACGGCTCTCCCAGCTTGGGGACCGGCAGGACGAAATCACCGAGAAGGTACTCAAAGCCGGAGGTGAGGTGGTTCTCGCCCGGACCCGAAGCAACCTGGCTGCGGTCATCGGCAAAGGCACTGTATATGACTCCCGAGCAACCGGCGAACTGCAAGGTGCGCTGGGCTTGACCGAAGTCAAAATGGACCGCAACGGCAACCACAATATTAAGGTCGGTTTTGCAGAACCCCGCTCCGACGGCGGCAGCAACGCCAAGATTGCCAACATCATCGAGTACGGCAAGCATGGCCAGCCTGCAAAACCCTTTTTGAAACCCGCGAAGTCTGCCTCCAAAGCAGCCTGCGAGGAAGCAATGAAAGCAAAGTTTGAAGAGGAGGTCGGTAAGCTATGACCATTCTGGAACAGGTCAATACGGTGCTTGCACCCTTGGGTATACCCTTTGAAACGGGTGTGTTCACGGATAAAGCTCCGGATCGGTATATCGTGGTCGTGCCTATGACCGACACCTTCGACCTTCATGCGGACAATGCTCCCGGCGGCTCTGTGGAGGAGGCACGGCTTTCGCTGTATTCCAAGGGCAGTTACAGCCAAATGAAGAACGCTGTCGTGCGGGCTTTGCTGGCTGCAGATATAACGATAACCGCACGGCAGTATATCGGCTATGAAACCGAAACCGGCTACCACCACTACAACGTGGATGTAGCAAACTACTATGAAATGGAGGAATAATCATGGCTACGATTGGTCTTGATAAACTTTTCTACGCGCCCATTACCGAAGGTGAAAACGGCGACGAGACCTACGGTACTCCCGTCCAGCTCGCCAAGGCAATCTCTGCGGAACTCTCTGTGGAACTGAACGAGGCGACCCTCTTTGCCGATGACGGTGCTGCCGAAATCGTCAAGGAGTTCAAGTCCGGCACCCTGTCCCTGGGTGTGGATGACATCGGTGCAGCGGCGGCTCAGTCCCTGACTGGTGTTTCCGTTGACTCCAACGGCGTCATCATTTCCGCTTCCGAGGATGGCGGCGATCCTGTGGCTATCGGCTTCCGCGCCAAGATGGCCAACGGCAAGTACCGCTACTTCTGGCTGTACCGCGTCAAGTTCGGCATCCCCGCTACCAGCCTGGCCACCAAGGGCGACAGCATCACGTTCAGCACTCCTACCATCGAGGGCACCGTGCTTCGCCGTAACAAGGTGGACACCAACGGCAAGCACCCCTGGAAGGCTGAGGCCACCGAGGGCGATGCCGCTGTGAAGGCAGAAGTGATCACCAACTGGTACAAGACGGTGTATGAGCCCGCCTTTACCACCGGCAAGTAAGGAGGACGACAATGGTTGATACCGAACGCTCTGCTGTCATTGAGATTGGCGGCGAGAAATACACCCTCATGCTGACCACCAAGGCCACCAAGGAGATCGCTGGCCGTTACGGCGGTCTGGAAAACCTGGGCGATAAGCTCATGAAGAACGAGAACTTCGAAATGGCCATCGGTGAGATTGTCTGGCTGATCACGCTCCTGGCGAATCAGTCCATCCTTATCCACAACATCAAGGATAAGGAGCATCCCAAGGACCTGCTCACCGAGGAGGTTGTGGAACTGCTCACCGTCCCGGCGGACCTGGCAAGCTACAAGGGCGCCATTACCGAAGCTCTGTACAAGGGTACCAAGCGCAATATCGAAAGCGAGGATGGCTCAAAAAACACGGCAGCCGAGTAAACGACGAGGAGTTGTTTACCCGGCTGCTATATTACGGCATCAGTCAGCTTCATCTGTCCATTGATGAAACCTGGCTGATGCCGTTTGGCCTGCTCCTGGATCTGTGGGAATGCCACAAGCAGTACACAGGAGCGGCAAAACCGAAGCGGGAACATTTTATCGAAGATATCATTCCCGCCGGAATCTAACGAAAGGCGGTGATATAAGTGGCAGATAATTTCGGTCTAAAAATCGGACTTGAGGGTGAAAAAGAGTTCAAAAAGGCCCTTGCGGACATCAACTCCACCTTTAAAGTTTAGGGCTCCGAAATCAAGCTGGTAGAAAGCCAGTTTGAAAAGAACGACCGCTCGGCATCTGCGCTTACCGCCCGGAATGCGGCGCTGGAGAAATCCATCGAAGCACAGAAACAGAAGATTGAAACTCTCCGTGCAGCCCTCGAAAATGCTGCTACCTCTTTCGGTGAGAATGACCGCCGTACCCAGAACTGGCAGATACAGCTCAATAACGCAGAAGCCGCTCTGAACGGCATGGAGCGGGAGCTCAAGCAGAACCAGGATGCCCTAGATGGCGTCGGTGACGAATTCGATGATGCGGAAAAGAAAGCAGACGAATTCGGCGATGAGGTCAAGGAGACCGGCAAGGAAACCGAAGATGCCGGAGAGAGGTTCAAGAAGGTCGGCGAGGTTCTGAAAGCCGTCGGTAAAGCTATGGCTGCGGCTATGGCAGCCATCGGCACTGCTGCTGTGGCGGCGGGCAAGAAGCTCTTCGACATGGCACAAGAAACTGCCAACATCGGTGACGAGATCGACAAAACCTCCCAGAAACTCGGTATGTCTGCCGAAGCCTATCAGGAATGGGACTATGTTCTGGGCCAGTCTGGCGTTGACATTACCAGCATGACCACTGGTATGAAAACCCTGACGAACCAGATCGACGACGCGAAGAACGGCAGCGAAAAAGCCACTGCTCGCTTTGAAGCGCTGGGCATTTCTATGGAAGACCTCGCTTCCATGTCCCGTGAAGATGTATTTGCCGCGGTAGTCACCGGTATGCAGGGGATGGCGGACTCCACGGAGCGAGCTGCCTTGGCAAATGACCTTTTCGGCAAAAGCGGTCAGAACCTGACACCACTGTTCAATGAATCGGCCGAATCCACTGAAGCGCTGAAACAGGCCGCCCGGGATCTGGGCTTTGTCATGTCCGATGAGGCTGTAGCTGCTTCTGCAGATTTCAACGACTCTCTGGACACCCTGCAGCGCACCTTCGGCGGTGTGAAGAATAACATCGTGGGACAGCTTCTGCCGGGCTTCACTACCATCATGACAGGTTTGTCCGAACTGCTGGTAGGAGCGGACGGAGCAAAAGAAACCATTCAGCAAGGCTCCCAGGAGCTGGTCGAATCCTTGAGTGAGGTGCTTCCGCAGATTGTGGACGTGCTGATGACCCTGATCGAATCGGTGGCGGAGATTGCTCCGGCGATTATCGACTCGCTCATTACCGGCATTGTCAATAATCTGCCGCAAATCATCGAGGCTGCCAGTAACATCGTGGTAACCTTCCTGAACAGTCTGGTGGCGGCACTTCCGCAGATTGCAGAGGGCGCACTCCAACTCGTTATGACTTTGGTGAACGGTATTGTTGAGAACCTGCCGCATCTGTTGGAGGTGGCTCTGCAGGTCATCGTCACCCTGGCAAACGGCATCGCCACTTCTTTGCCGACCCTCATTCCCACCATTGTGGAAGTGGTCATTCAGATCGTGAAAACCCTGATTGACAACCTTCCCATGATCCTGGATGCGGCTTTGCAGCTGATTACCGGTTTTACAGAGGGCATTCTGAATGCTATCCCCGTCATCATTGATGCACTTCCAGAAGTCATCATGGCAATCATCGACTTCATTCTGGACTCCATTCCCCAGATCATCGATACCGGCATACAGCTTCTGACTTCCCTGGTGGAAGCACTGCCTGAGATTATTGCCAAGATTGTGGAGGCAATTCCCAAGATTATCTCGAGCATCATCGAGGCGGTCCTCGGAGCGATTCCCCAGATTATTCAGGCAGGCATACAGCTCCTGATTGCTCTGGTGCAGGCGCTGCCGGAGATTATCCTCACTATCGTTCAGGCGATACCTCAGATCATCAGCGGAATTGTGGATGCTCTGATCGGGAACATCGACAAGATCATCATGGCGGGCGTGGAATTGTTCATTGCTCTCATTGAAAACTTGCCCACCATCATCGTGGAAATTGTCAAGGCTGTGCCTAAGATTATCGAGGGTATCGTGAAAGCCTTCGGCAGCCTCATGTATAAGATCGTCGAAATCGGCGGCAACATCGTCAAGGGCCTGTGGGACGGTATTCAGCAGCTTGCCTCCTGGCTCTGGAATAAGGTATCCGGCTGGATTTCTTCCATCTGGGACGGCATTTGTAATTTCTTCGGCATCCACTCTCCGTCGCGTCAGATGGCCTGGGTGGGCAAAATGCTGGTGAAAGGTCTGGCGGGCTCCATTGAGGACAATGGCGATGAAGCAGTGGAGGCTGCAGAAGCCATGAGCTCCGACATCAACGGAGTCATGGAGGATCTGGCAAAGGATATGAAGACTGCGCTGCCCACCGAGTTCGACGTGGACAGCAATCTGGGCGAGAGTCTTTCTCCCGCGGCATCCAAGCCCCTGGGCGGCTTTACGCTGCAACTGAACATCGACAACTTCAACAATTATACCAGCGACGACCTGGAGCAGCTCACCAACGAGATCATGGTGACGGCAGGTCAGTTTGCGGCACGGAAAGGAGCGGTATTTGCATGAACTACTTTGAATACAACGGCATAAGGTCCTGTGACCTGGGCCTGCGTATACAGCGGAAGGATGTATTCTCCGCTCCGAAATATGCCGTATCCTTTGAATCCATCCCCGGACGCCACGGCGATCTGATCCTTCCCGGCGGTAGATACCCCAATGCCCAGGTGACATATACGGTATTCCTGCCCGCGGGGAGTATGCAGGAGCTGGCGGATAAAATCACCGCGGTGAAGGCGTGGCTGTATGCGGACCCGGACCAGTATCATGAGCTGCGGGACACCTATGACAGCCGCTTCTTCCGCAAGGCTGTATTTGCTTCCAAGCTGAATATCGACGATGAGCTGGGCAGGATCGGCACCTTCACGGTGTCCTTTTCCTGCCTTCCTTTTCGGTATGATGCCGCCGGGCAAGAGCCTGTGAATATCTTGAACGGCGATTCCCTGGTGAATCCATATCCCTTTGCGTCCCGGCCACTGATCCGGATTGAAGGCAATGGACCTGGTACACTGACCATTCAGTCTGCCTCGCATACCGCTGTATGGGTGGTCACCGAACTGACCCAGCACCTGGATGTGGACTCCGAGCAGATGAATTTCTACAAAGGCTCCACACCCAAGAACGACGTGGTTTCCGGCAGCGGCTTTCCTTTGCTGTATCCCGGTTCCAACACCTTTTCCTTCACCGGGTTTAAGGACCTCATCGTGAAGCCGAGGTGGTGCACGTTATGATCCCTGTTATTTTCAAAGCAGACGCGGTCAACTTCGGCACCTTTGGCCTGGGCGTGCTGCCGGACTGCATTTCCTGCGTGGTTACGGAGGAGAGAAACGGTGCTTTTGAGCTCACGCTCAAGTATCCCATTTCCGGCCGGAACTTCAGCGAAATCCGTAAGGAACGGATCATCAAGGCAAAGCCCAACGACACCGCCAAGGACCAGGCATTCCGCATTTATCGGATCACCACCCCCATTGACGGGATTGTCACGGTGTATGCCCAGCATATCTCCTATGATCTGTCCGGCATCGCGGCAACCGCCTGGGAAAGCAAGCTGATCTCTCCAGCGCTGGCCATGGAGAAGGTATTCTCCAATACCGCCACATCGCACCGCTTCACTTGCCAGACCGACTATTCGGAACCGAAACCCTTCTCTGTTGCCAAGCCCAAAAGCATCCGTGCTTGTCTTGGCGGCAGCGAGGGTTCTTTTCTGGATTTGTGGGGTGGTGAATACGAGTGGGACAACTTCAAGGTCATCCACCATCAGGGGCGAGGAAAGAAAACGGGTGTGGTCATCGAATACGGCAAGAACCTCACGGACATGGAGCACAACGATGACAATTCTTCCGTTTACACAGAGCTGCTGCCGTATGCGGTCAACACCGCTGAAGACGGTTCGGAAACGGTAGTCACACTCCCGGAAGTAATTCTGCCTATTGCGGATGCCGCATTGGTGCAGAAAAAAAGCCTCATAAAGGATTTCACGGATTCCTTTGAGCAAGGCACCTTCATCACGGAAGACTTGCTCAGAGCGAAGGCCAACGCATACCTCAAGGCAAACCCCATGGGCGTGTCGGTTCCCACGGTGAAGGTGTCCTTTGAACCGCTCTGGAAGCTGCCGGAGTATGCCGCTGTATTGGAGCAGGTTTCCCTCTGCGATACCGTCACCATTCGGCATTCCGTCCTGGGGATCACCGCCAAGGCGAAGGTTATCGCCACCGCCTACAATGTGCTGGACGAAAAATACGAGTCCATCACCGTAGGCAGCGGCAATGCAAACCTCCTGAGCCAGGTGGCGGAGACACAGTCCGCAATCGAGAAAACTGCTTCAAAGGTCGACCGTTTTCCAACCCTCATGAATGCCGCCATCGCCAATGCCACAGACCTGATCACCGGCCAGACCGGCGGCTATGTGGTCATCCACACCGGAGCAGAGGACAAGCAGCCCTATGAGCTTCTGATCCTGGACAGTCCGGATATAGGAAGCGCCGTCAATGTCTGGCGTTGGAATGTGGGAGGTCTCGGCTTCTCCAAGAATGGCTACAACGGCCCCTATGAAACAGCGATTACGGCAGACGGCCAGATCGTCGCAGACTTCATTACCTCCGGCTCCCTGGTGGCAAACATCATCAAGGCGGGCGTGATTCAATCTCAGGACGGTTCCTCCTGGTGGGACCTGGAGAGCGGAGAGATACACCTCTCTGCCTATGCAACCACCACCCAGGTCGATGAGGTTTCCGAGCGTGTGGGCGAAATCGAAGATCAGAAGATGCTCCGCATGGTGATTACCTCGTCCCATGGAAACATCTTTAAAAACAACAACATCCAACCCACGCTGACCGCTATGGTTTTCTCCTGGGACGAAAATATCACGCACACCTTGGACGACAATCAGTTCATCTGGACCAGGGTTTCGGATGATCCCACGGCAGATGCGGTCTGGAATCACGACCATTATTCCGGCACAAAATCCATCCAAATCACGTCGGCAGATGTCAAAGTGAAGGCAACCTTCTACTGCGACCTGATCGACACAACAACCCGGGCAAGTCTGCTCGGCTGAAAGGAGTAATTTTCAATGAGTAGAGCTCAAGGTCAGTTTACGATTATTGACTACAATGACGCGCTTACCCTCACAGGCTATATCGGTTCCAATCTGGCAAAGACCCAGATGTACAACCCCGATAACGGCTCTTATACGCCTAGCTGGGCATCCACCAACCTGGTTCTGACTCCCAGCCTGTATGTGATCGGTACCACCACCGATCAGATCACCTCTGCCAATGTCACCTCCGTCAAGTGGTACAACGGCAACTCCACCACCGCCATCACCACCGCAGGCAACTATGCACTCAGCGGCACCAAGAGCCACATCCTCACCGTCAAGGGCAATGTCATGGCGGGCCTTCCCGGCATCGACTTCCGCTGCGAGATCACCTATAAAGACCCCAGCACCGAGCTTTCGCTGACCCACACGCTGACGATTTCCTTCTCCCGCGTGGTCAACGGCTCCGGTATCGTGGACCTTCTGGTTTCCACGCCCTCCGGTAATGTGTTCAAGAACAGTGAGGTTGCCTCTCTGACCGCAAAGGCAGAGCTGTGGCGCGGCTCCACCGTGGACACCACCAACGTCACCTACAAGTGGGCAATGATGGATGCTTCCGTCACTTCTTCCTCTTCTACCGGCTATGATGCAGACTTTGGTGTCGGCTGGCGAAAGCTGTCCAACGTTACGGATAAGTACGCAGGCACCACGTCCGCAACTCTGACGCTGTATCCTGCTGCCGTGGACAGCTATGCTGTTGTCCGCTGCTGCGCCAAGGATACGGACTCGGCCTCTGCCACCTACAACTCCAAGTTCTACGATGTGGCCACCTTCATCGATAACGCAGACCCCATTCAGGTGGTGATCACCTCTACTGGTGGCGATGTGTTCAAGAACGGTCAGGGCTCTACCACATTGACCGCGGTCTGCTATCAGGCAGGTACGGAAGTGGATGCTGCAGGCACCGGCACCTACACCTGGACCAAGTACAACAAGGACGGCAACATCGATACCTCCTGGGGTACCTCCGGCAGCAAGACCGGTAAAACTCTGGCCGTTTCCAACACCGATGTCGACACCAAAGCAACCTTCATGGTGGTAGTCAATCTGTAAGGAGGTGTTCCCATGAGGGCTGTCGCACAGTTCACGATCATCAATCTTTGCGATGTGGTCACCTCGGATACTCCCCCGGAAAACCCCTATATGGGTCAGCTCTGGGTGGACACCAGCGCAACCCCGCCCGAAACCAAGGTGTGGAATGGTACCGAGTGGGTTTTGGAAAACAGCCTCGGCACCATCATAACTACCATAACCACGCTGACATCCAAGAGTGCTGACCTCCAGCACTCTGTGGATGGTCTGACCAGCTATGTGGCTAACATCACAAAAACCGTGGAAACAGTCACGGACGAGCTGGGAAAAGAGCAGGAGCGGGTCCTGGAAGCGGAAAGCCGCATCTCCGAACTGAAACACACCGTAGATGGGCTATCGCTGACCGTGACCCAGCAGTTTGTAGGCGGCATCAACTTCCTGCGTAACTCTGCTGGTCTGAACGGTCTCACAGACGATTGGGTGTACACCGGAACCGTAACCACCGATGAATCCACCGACGTCCGAAACCACACCACCTCCGATTGTGCGTTCAAACTGTCCACCAGTTCCACGCTGAAGCAGACCATCACGGGTCTGGTGACGGGTGGCTCATATGTCTTTTCCCTTCGTGCCAAAAAGACCGGAGCCAGCTATTCTTCCTACGCCCGCGTCCAGTACAACGGCAACAAGTATGCTTATGCCTTCAACCAGAGCACGGTGTTCGATTGGACGGAGTTCCATTTCGTGATCGACGATGTCCAGGACAGCACGCTCATCGTGTATGTCTACAACCGCATGGCCGATCTCTATGTTTCTGACATGATGCTGGCAGAGGGGACAGCGATTCATAAATGGACCCCCGCTCCTAACGAAATCTACACCGAGGAGGTCAAGATTGACCGCCGGGGCATCGAGGTGTCCAACGCAGCATCCTCCCAGCGGACTGTCATTACGAACACCGAGTTCTCCGGCTACTACAACGAGGAGAAAATCTTCACTCTGAACAAAGATGAAACCCAAACCAAAAAGACCACCGTGGACGGTGAGCTGACTGTTGGCAAGACGAAGTTCGTGCCAATGCCCACTGCCTCGGATGGTCTGAATATTGTTATTCTCGATTAAGGAGGGACACAGATGGCATTAAGCGGCGAATTTTCAAAATACGCAACAGGCAGCTTCGGTTTGTACTGTACCTGGTCTGCCACTCAGTCCGTGTCCGGCAACTACTCCGATGTCACGCTGAATGTGTACTTGAAGTATGCCAGCCTTTATGTTGGCGAGCGCCCGGACTCCACCATTTCCATCAACGGCACCTCGGAAACCTATACGGCTGCAGCTATTTCTGAATCCAGCAACACCGGTCATACCAAGCTGCTGAAAACCAAGACCGTCCGTGTCAACCATAACGCAGACGGCACCAAGAAGGGTGTGGCTTTGTCTGCTTACTGGCGGTTCAGCGGCACCTACGGCGGCGTTTCTATCAGTTCCATCACAGCGTCCACTACCATTGATTTGGATAGCATAGATCGGACTGCGCCAACGGTCGCCTTTACAACCTACAACGTTACAGCGACTGGCTTTACGATTGATGCGACATCTTCCGCAAGTGCAGACCAGTTCCAGTACAGCACCAATGGCGGTACTTCCTGGACGACGATGTCTACCAGCGGCGGCACCTTTGCCTCAAAAGCCATTACGGGACTGACTCCCAACACATCCTATTCCGTAAAAGTCCGGGCAAGGAAAGCAACTAACCAGGTATACGGAACATCCTCTGCGGCATCGGTCAAAACCCTGGGCGGCTCTGTGGTCAACAGCGTATCTGCCGTTACCGCCGATGCCACCACGGTAAAAATCACGCTGAATGTCACCGTGTATGATGCTTCCTATATGCATACCCTGGATATAAAAAACGGGTCGACTACCATCC